GCATCTTAAAATAATGATCAAACAATGATCAAATGAACTTTTCCGGAAATAGAGAATCCCCCGAACGGCTTAGTAAAGCCATTCGGGGGATTTAAGTCTGGTGACCCGTACGGGAATTGAACCCATGATTCCGCCGTGAAAGGGCAATACCATGTCGTATATTAGTGCGGCTTATAAGCAGCAAAGGTGTAATAAGGGTGTAATAGCTAACTCGGCAAAATCACGAAAAATCCCCGGAGCCAGCGCCCCGGGGATATCATTTCACGTTATAGGAACTTTGCAATATCATGATAAAACTTCTTTTGGGAGATAATTTCATCTGTGCATTCCGGTGAATCCCAACCGTTGCATTCAATAGCTTCAATTTTAAAAGCTTCTTTTTCTTTTCCCGAAAGGGACAAATACAAGGCAGCTCTATTGCATGCTCTCTTGTTCATTGCTTTCATGTCTTCCTGCGATATGTTATATTTCGTATGAGCTTCTTCAATTATTTCACGGAACAGAAAATATGCCAGCGCTTTTGCGTCAGCGTGACCGCGTGATATCGCCACATGGTACATCTTCTCTTCAAATTTCATTTATACGCCCCCTTTTCTTTTACATTATATCACACGGTTCGACACGGTGTCAAAAAGAAAAAAATCCCCGGGAAAACTCCCGGGGATAATCGTTATTCAGTTTTCACGGAGCACCCCAGCGCCTTGAGTGCCTGGCGGTAACGCTCTACTTTGCTCTGAGCTACGGAGATCTCGGCGGTGATCCTGACCTGCTTCTCCGGCGCGGCCAGAGAACGGAACCAGTCCATATTCTTGCCGAACCTGGCGAGCCAGTGCTCCGGGTCGCCGTGGTTGGAAGCGTAACCACGGGCGCAGGCTTCCTTGTGGCTGATGATGTTTTCCGGCTTGATAGTCGGATAATTCTTCATGAGCCGCTTGCAGAGGTCAGCTGCAAGCCCGAAGGCATCCTCGAAGTAGGCGCGGTCGTTCAGCGCGTCCTCCGCGATCTCAATCTGTATGTATGCCGGGGCGTAGTTGTAGCTGCCTTTTGAGCCAGAGCCGCAGCCCCAGCAGCAGACGTTCCAGGGAAGCAGCTTAGCCGCTTTCACTTCGCCGTTCTTGTCCTTGCCTATGACCGCGTGCGGGCAGACATCGCTGTCGGAGCGGTCGAAGTAATTCTTGTAGGGGTTATCGCCGCAGATCTCCGGCGCGTTGACGTAGCGCTTAAGGTTCGGGTTATTCGCCCCGGTTGAGTGGATTATGATGCCTGCCGGACTACCATGCGGCATGGGACGGGCGGCTTTGAACGCTCCGTTGTTCCGGGCGTATGCTTCAAAGGTTATCGCCATCGTCGCCACCTCCGTTTTCTCTGCCGCTGTCGGCGAGACCTTCGCCGACCATGTAGCCTATCACAGCCGCTCCGCTGAGTATGCATCCGGACACGGTCTCGGCGGTTTCAGAGCTTCCGCCAAACGCTACAATCAGACCTGCGATAAAGCCTGCGAGTGCTACCCAGAGCTTACGGCTTGTGAGCTTTCTCTTCCAGTCAATTTTCATGGTTGTTGCCCTCCAGTCTGTCTATTCTGTGATGTGCCTGCTTTGCGCTGGATTCCACCGCCGTAAGCCGCGTTACAAGGTCAAGATACTGCTGTTCCTGCTTGTCCAGCTTGCGCTTGATGTCGTCCATGCTCGCTTTTATGTACCCGATATCGCTGCGGTATGAGCCGTCCTCGCGATTATCGTCCCGCTTGTTCCGCGCGAACGCCGCCGCGCCAAAAATGATACCGGATATCGCGGCGATTACGCTGATAATTGTGATGATGTTCTCTACAGTCATGTTTCCTCCATTTCCGCAAGCTCCGCGCGGAGCTGCGCTGCTTCTTCCTCAAGCGCCTTGAGCCGGGATTTATCCTCATCTGTTCCGACGCCCGCAACTATTGCAGCAAGTGGGCGTATTCTTTCCCGGTCTATCTCAACGAATCTCCGGGATATCTCGGCGGTGCGCAGCCGATTTTCCCTGGCGGCGCGCTGCTCGTCTGTTTCGCGCGGCTCGATGATGTCGTTACAGTTCTGCGACATATGCGTATCCTCCTGTTACCTGTTTGATGTCCGTTATGGTTCTCATGCTGGGGCGAATGTCCAGCGGGTCGATGTCGTTTGTGGTTCTGACCTGGTAGAATCTCTGGCACTTTGCAAGCTCCGCAGCGTAGTCGGGCGGCACGAACGGCGTCGCCAGTGAACCGCCCTCCAGCTTCGCCCATGCGAGCTTCAGGGAGTTCCCGGCTTCGGTGCCCTTGTTGAAACCGATGGAGACTGCTGATATGTACTCGCTGTCAGAAAGATCTACCGTCACACTGTTTATGCCAGCCTGAAGCCTGGGAGTATAGTAGCTGTCAACGTAGTCCCCGGCTGCGGTCACAGTGCGGATACGCGCGGCCCATACTCCGGTGACGTCCGCTGCCTTGAGAGATAGCGTGTATTTTCCCGGTGGAAGCGGGAACTCAAAATCCTGCCAAAAAGCGTGGGTTGTTGACGACGCTGTTACCGTAGAGGTGAGCTTCACACCGCCGGAAATCGGCGCTGCGCTGCACTTCCCGGGAGAATACCATCTGTCGACCGTGTAGCCGGAGGTGTATTCAGCCTGCCCGCGCTGATTTATACGGAAATCCGGATTTATCAGCAGGTTCGGATTGCTGTAATTCACCGCGTTCCACGCTGCCTTTTCAGTGGCGGTAACGTGGATATCCGAGTCAGCCGCGTGCGCTTCTATGGCGGCTCTTGCCACCTCGTCCACACCGCTCTCGCCGCCTGCCGATGTGGACGTCTTAAAAGGGCATGCGGTGTAATCGCTCCCTACAAGCTGAACCGAGCCAGTCCCGAGCAGGTACACTGTCCTGCAAGCCCCGTCAATTCTTACCGCCTGTCCCGCCGGAATGCTGACTACTCCGTCAGCGTTCGCCGTAACGCCCGGAGCAGTGGACGCGTACACCGTTGCAGTGCCGTCGTTCCTGAGCCAGGCGTTTGTGCCGCCCGAGTAATCCGCCCTGATTTCCGCGCCGGTGAGGACGATTGTTTTTGATGTCATGATTTATCCCTCCAAAAGTACCTTTTTGCCGTTGTAATAAAGCCCATCTGCCTTTGCCTCAAGCTTTCTGCCTGTATCATCGGTCGTGCTGTATATAGCCCATCCTTCGTTTGTTGCTTCAAATCTATACGTAATGTTTTTGCTGTTAACGAAAGAAAGTCCGGATGGTCTAAGATAAAACTTGCCCCTTTGGTAGACCCACAGTCGTGTAGTATTATCCACCTCAATCATTATGCTTTTTTCACCTTGGTTATCGAGAATAATCATGTTGCTACCGGAACTAAGCTCTACAAGCTGCTTGGGGTAGTCTGATGAAATAGTCAGATGCGACGCGTTAGTCCCGCTCAGCATAAAGCCATTACTAGCGCGCTGAAGAAACGCCCACCATTCGCCGTTCTGAAACATACACAACCCTCGTCCGTCCTGCACCGCGGCATACGAGGTTTGGGTCGGGGACACAAGCTTTTCAGCAGTTCCTCCTGACTGACTGAGCTGCTTCCTCAGCTCGTCTATCTGCTTTTCTGTCTGGGATTTGGGCTGCGTGCGCTGCCTTGATTCTGTAGAAGTCTCCGCAGAGTAGGCCACTGCCACGGATTCCTCCACCGCTGACAGGGACGAGGGCATGCTGCATTTTATTGTGTGCTGCCCCCGGTACCTCCAGATCTGAGAGGTGATCATGCCCGTTGCATATCCCCGGTCGGTGTCTATAGCGCCGCCCCGCAGCCGGACATAATCCCCGATCTCAAGAGCAGGGTCGCCGGTGAAACTCGAATCAAAAACGCGGTTCAGGCATTTGTACATCTGCAAAAGCTCATTGTTGAGCACCCCCGCGACAACGTCGTCGGAAAGCTCCGCAAGCAGCGGATTTTCGTTCAGCTCCATGACCGCAAGCTTCTCGCTGCCGCCCGCTAATATCTCTCTTGTGGAGTACACCGCAGCGCCGTTTCGCCTGGTGAACAGCTTCGCAATGCAGGTCGTATCGTCCGAGAAATCCGTATTGAAGCGGATATTCCCGGCTATTTCACGCACCGGGACTATTACTCCGCCGTCGTTCCTCTCACATGTGAGCGGCACGAATTCCAGCTCGTTGCTGCGGCTGATCCTCGCAAACGAAGCGGTCATCATGCCGACATACATCAGCAGGTCGCGTTCTGTCTGGATACGCGCCGTGTTTATCTTCGCGGTCTGCGCCGCGTTCGGGAGCGCTTCGAACTCCGCCTGCGTCATTCCGAACGAGACCCCCGCTGCGGAACACGCTCCGCACACAAGCTCGTACAGCGTTCCGGAGCGCTCGGTCGCCTCCACATCGAACAACGCCATTCCATCGAACGCGGAAAGCGTTACCGTGTCGTTCCGGCGCTTTATCGAGGAGCCGTCCACATAGAAGCGCCCGAGCGGCACCGTCTCGGACTTTGCAGCCTGCATATCGCTGTCGTGGTACAGAATGAACGCGAGCCGTATCGCCGCGCCGTCAAGGTCGCTGGTTTTCCCCGCGAAGCCTTTAAGGGAGCAGGAAAGCTCCCCGGAGTACACCCCGCCGGGGCGGAAGTCCCCGCGGCCGTTCATTTTCTGCGTTATGGAAAGCGAACCGGCGGCAATATTGTCGTCGGTCAGGTGAATTATAGCGCCGTCCCGGAGCCTTACCACGCCGCTTATCCCGGTGTACCGGACCGGCGCTTTTATAAGCTCCCTATAGGTATCTGAAACATTGTACATATCAATACTCCGTGAATGACGTGGTGAAGCTCCACCAGCTCTTTTCCGGGTCGGAAGGCTCCCAGCGGAGCACCTCCGGCTCGCGGGTAGGGTCGGCGTAGCACTCCATCGTGCTGAACTGAACGTCGGCGGGCTGGTTGATGTCGAAGAACCTGACCTGTATCTTCGGGGGCTTGATAGCCTCGCGTATCTTCCGCAGGTCAGGGGTCTGCACTATCCAGGTGAACGACATCTTCCGGACGTCCGACCTGATGATGTCGCGGGTCGCATACATTGATTCCGACCGCCCGGAATTTTTGCTGTCGTAGTCCTTATAGAGCGGCTTGAAGCTGCTCGGCGTGGGCATTTCTACGCCGTCTATCTTGATTATCGAGGCGGTTTTCTCGGACATAAGTACCTCCTTTCGGGCAAAAGAAATGCGCCCTTTTTCAAGAGCGCAAAATATGCAATTGAGATTCACAAACCCACGCAGGTGCGAATGAGCGTTGCAAATAGCGGGAACATCGCTATAATCCCCAGAATGAGGAAGAAAGTTGTCGCCGCTTTTATTGATGTTACGTCCTTTGCCTGCTTTGTTGCAAGCTTTTCGACCTTCTGCTGACTTTCAAGCAGCGCAGCGAGGTTCATGTTGATAGCCGTCATAGCTGCCATAGTCTGTTCTTCCTGTGTGAGCGGAATTACCCGGGGCGTTTTCGGAGCAGCGTCCGGTTTCTGTAATTCAGGTGTCATTGTGATTCCTCCTTTTTATTCCTTTCGGATTTAAATAGATTATATCACATCACATCGCAAATGTCAATATCCGTTTGACCTGGTCTGCTCATTATTCTGATACTGCGTTACGGTTTCGCCTAATATCTGCCCATCAAGAACAGTGTAATTGTGGATTTCAAACACCTGCTTGGTTTCGTCTGCCGTTAGCGGTCTGATGTCGCCGCTGGAGGCGGCCAAACCGCCGGGCATGATAGCAGCCATGCTCTGCGCAGACGAGTAGTCCGCGTAATCGTAGCCGCGCATTCTGCCAGAAAAACTACCGGCGCTGTAAGTTTCAGGCGAATATTCAGCGTTATCAACTCCGCGCATTCTTCCGGAGCCCCAGCCTTCCTTGTGTTGAGTGCTGTAATCCGTTGGTTCAGGATTAAGCTGCTCATAAATCCACGAACCTATGCCCATCCAAAACTCTTTCCAGGCTTCGCCAAATTCGCCCATCCACCCGGTGAGAAATCCATTGATATCCTCAAGCCAGTTCTGAATATCCGTCAGCGCCATATAACGGTCGTACTCGCTGTTGTTCTCGCCAAAAGCCCGGTACATCGTGCTCCCGACGCCCGTCCAGAAATCCGACCAGTCATCGCCAAAAAGCTCCCTGACCTTTGAATCAAGCACCCGCAGGCTGTCAAGCTGTGTGTCGCTGTTAAAGTTGAAGCCGTCAAGAAATGTTGCAAACCCAGTCCTGATATCTTTAAAGGTATCTCCGAAGTTCTTCGAAAGTCCATCAAGGCTAAAGCTATTTGTTTTTTCGCTAAGCTCATCAAGATTGCCTGTAACATCTGCCAGGTCGTCGGTCAGCCCCGCGACGGAATCCTGCGCGGATTCTGCTCCGTCCACTATCGCGCTGAAATCCACGCCGCCGGTGCTGCTGCCGGAATCGAATACGTTCAGCGTATCGATGTCCGCGAGCTTTTTCTTGGCGGTATCCGCGCTCTTGCCCAGACCCTCCATGCTGTCGGACAGGCTGTCCGTGCTTTCGGCTGCCTTGTCGGCTCCGGCGGCGGTATCCTCCATCGCAGCGCCTTCGGATTCGTTCATCTCCCGGGCGGTCGCTCCAACCGAAGCCACGATAGACAACAGTCCCGCCAAAATAACGAGCCACCCCGCCGCAGCCTTCATTATATTCGCGCGCTTTGCTTCCTTCGGAATGAGGATATTGAGCAGGCTGTTCCATTTCTCATTTGCGGCAGTCCACAGGGCATGCGCCTTAGTCGCCGCCGGGATCGCTACAGCGGCGCCCACAGCTATCTCGAGCAGAGTCTTTGCGCTCGGCGACAGACCTATGAGGTATTGCGCCACGCTGTTCAGCCCCTCGCCGAGCGATACGACGAGCGGCGTTATCAGCTCCAGACCGCCGCGCGCCATCGTCAGAAGCGTTGTGGCGGTCGGCAGGAGCTGCGTTCCGAGGTCGGCGGTCATGTTCTCAAGCTGCGCCTTTGCGGTCGTCAGCGAGCCGGAGAACGTATCGTTTTCCCGGGCGTAGTTCCCGGCGGCGTACTCCGTCTTGTCAAGGAACATCTGCATTGCCGCGCTGACCTTCTGCTGGGTCGTTTCGAGCTTGCCGAGCCCCTTTTCCTGCGCATACGCCTGGAGGGTCGTGTCGTTCATGGCAACGCCGAGATTGTCCATCATCGTGAAATTGCCCTTTGCCGCGCCGGTGACGGCTTCCATAGCGTCCTTGACGTCAACGCCCATGATGGAAGCCACATCGGAAGCCCTCTGCATGACCTGCTGCGACATCGCCGAAGCGTACCCGGTATCGAAGCCGGAGCCTTTCAGCAGAGCGCCCATCTTGTTTGCCTTCGCAAGGTAGTCGGATTCCGACAGCCCCATGTCCTTGTACGCGGTTGCAGCGGCTTTCCTCATGGATTCCGCATGCTCCGAGAACACGACCTCAACGCCGCCGAGCTGCTGCTCAAGCTCGCCGCCGGACATTATGCTGTCGCCGATTATCTTTCCGATACCGAGCGCCGCAAGCTTGTGCCCGAGATTCGTGAAGAAATTCCCGATATCATCGGTGGAACGTCTGGACTGCTCCTCCAGGTCGTCCAGTCTTCCTATTACATCGCCGATAGCTTCGTTGAACTTCCGGTCGTTCGCGGAAATGACTATGTTCAGCTCCTCAACGGTCATGACCCGCCTCCTCTCTGTAATGCTGATTGTGGACGGCCGCTATCCTCGCCATCGCCGCCTGCGAGCGCTTCCAAGCCGGAGTATCGTCCTGCATGAGCGCCCCGAAATGCCGCTCCGGGGTCTGCGGGAAGCTCCTCGGAGCATTCGTAGCAAGCCCGGTCAGGTACGCCGTATGCCAGGCGAACACCGCGCGGCTCCGGGCTTCATCAGTGCGGCGCTTCACGGCGGAGCTGTTCAGGTCGCAGAGCTCCGCCGGGGTGAGGTCGTAGAACTGCTCCGTATAAGCGCCGCAGTCTACCGCCGTCTTTCTTAGCTGGGCTATCAGTTCCCCCGCGCTGCACGGTCGAGGAGCTGCCCCTGGATTTTTTTTGCGGCTTCTACTGCCGACTTCGCGATGAATCCGCCGTTCTTCAGCGCGGTCATGACGACCTCGGACGCGTCCTCTATGGTGCCGCCGTTATCGACGAACTCGTCGTACGCGTCGCACGCCTCGCTATGCGAGATATCTGCGCCGCATGCGATGAACCGTGTCAGCACTCCGACCCTCTGGCAGCGGGAAAGTCCCCGCAGCAGGTCGCAGTCAAGCTCTGATTCGAGCTTCTCAGCCCGGCGCGCAGTAAAGCGCAGCTCCAGGCTCTTTTCATCGGATATCTTCAGATATGCTCCTGTCATGTGTTACCTCCGTTCCACTCAAGCTTGCTTTCAAGCGTAACGCTGAGAGTGTACTTCATAGCCTCGCCGACATTGCCGCCGTTAATGTAAACGGTGGGCTTGCCCTCCCAGGCGTAGGAAGTTCCGTCGGGATAGTTGAGCTTCCACTTTATCTTCGCGCCAGCTTCCTCAAGCTCCTTGAGCTTCGCGAAATTCTTCTTTATCATCGTTCCGGCGTCAGGGCCTTTCTCCTTGTTGTAGAAAAATCCGAACTTCATATCGCTGACGTCGGGAATGCCTCCGATGTAGCGCTCGTTAGCGTCGCGCATGTTCGTCACCTTGACCTTGGGCGGGTCGGCGCCCATATCGGGGTAGCTCTCCAGACCGTACAGCTCAAGCCATGTTGCGCCGTCGTCGGATGAAAAATCAAGGTGCGTGTCCTTTGTTAAAAGCTCCATATTTACCTCCTGTAAACTAGTCCTGTGTGTTCGTCTATCGCCGCGCTGAACGTCAGCGTACGGCGGTGCAGTCCGTCCTCACGGATATCCGCGCCCGAGTTCCGGACGAATCCCCGGGATATCAGCCGCGCGGAGATTTTCAGCGCCGTTTCAGTGCAGCGCTGCAATTTCGTGTCGTATACGTCCACCTGGAACGACACCGCCGCAAGCCGTTCCTCGCCGGAAATTATCGTGCCGGAACCCATGTCCAGCGGCGTGAGTATCGCCAGCGGGAATTCCGGAACTATCTCCGGGTATTGCGGCTCCAGCCGGACGATATCTTCCACCAGCGGCGGAATAATGATGTTGATATCAAGCATTGTCTATAGCCTTTCTCAGTTCCTCCGCGACGATGGCGTATATCTTCTTTTCCTCGTTCTTCCCGACCGCCGCCCGGAGGAACGACTGCGCCCTGTGCCCGTGCGAGGTGTGCCAGTTGCCCTGTTCGTCCTGCCAGCGCCAGAGCAGCTTTGCGGTGTGCGGCACTCCCGGGTCGCCCTGGGTGCCTGTGCCGTACTCCACGAATATCGCGTACTCCTTGTTGGTGCCGACCGTGACTACGCCCGGCGCGAGCCGCTGAACCCGGATACTGTTCCGGAGTTCGCCGGTGTTCACCGGGCAGAGCAGGACGGCGATTCCGCGTATCTTCTCGCCGCCCCTGAGCAGGGCGCGGTCGAGTACTTTCCCGCTGTCCGCGCGGACGGACTGCATTTTCTTGATAAGCTCCCGTATCGTCATACCAGCTCGCACACCGCCTTCCTGACGTTGCCGTAGGTAGTCACCCCTCTGACCTCGTAAGTGCCGCCGGGGAGCTTCACACGGTCGCGCTCGCGGATATCCGTTCCGGTATCGCAGAAAAGCTCCACCGAGCGGCTGAACTTCACGCCGTACTGTTCGGCGGTGGCGTTATCGGAGAGCGGCTGGACTTCCGCACGGATATCGCCGATATGCTGCCATGTGGTTTCAGTGCCGATATAGGCGCTCCTTGCAGTCACCGCGCGGGAAAGCGGGAGCGTTTTAAGTCTGTTCTGTATCAGCCGTATAAAGCACCCCCGCCTTTCTGGGATAGTTTTTCAGCCGCGCAAGAAGCTCCGGCGGAAGTCCGTCGAAGATCTGGGAAATTCCGCCCTCGCTGCGGGAGGATTCCCCCTCAGCGCCGCGCTTGTTGTACGCTATCACTGCAAGCTGAACCTGCACGGATACCAGCCGCGCGGGGACTTCATCCCGCCCGATATAGTCGCGGACGGAATCCGCCGCGTCCGACAGCAGGGCGGTTATTAACCCGTCCTGCGAATCGTCCGTTATCCCGGCGAGGAGCTTGAAGCGCTCAAGCGGGGTCATGCGCCGACTACCGCGTCGAATACGGCGGAGACCGCTACGACCTTATCGTCCACAACGGAAACTACAGCGACCTTGTTTCCGGCAGTCGCGGAGATGATACCGTCCGCGGGCACCTCGGTGAATCCAGTCGCCGCCGCGCCGAACTTCGGAATGGTGACGGAGCTGTCTGCCTTGTACATCAGCTTTCCGGCGGCGTTGCGCGCGATCCTGAGCCTGCCTCTGCCGGAACCGGCGGCGGTCATGGACGCTCTTATCTCGCCCATAGCGCCGAAGTGAACGCCGACGGAGCACTTCTTGTTCTCGGTGACGAACGCGTCGTAGTACACCAGACCCTCGACAAGGTGACCCGCGATACCGGGAGGATTGTCGTGGATCTTGTATTCTGCGAGCTTCTCCGGGGAGCACACAGATTCGCCGTAAGCGATGATGAACGACGCGCCGGCGGGCATTCTGCTCTTGGGAACAGCGACTATCTTCACGCCGTCAACATCGCCGACCTGCCCGGTGATGAGCATGCTCTGCGCAAGCTCGGAAGCCTTGGTGTAGCCGTCGCACTGCTTTATCGCATTGAGGAACGCGTTGGAAACGTACGCCACTCTGCCGACCGCAGGCACCTCGTCGTCGCTGATGGCGCTGTTTATCGCGAGGAAATCGCTGTACGCAGTGGAGTTGCTGGTCGTGCTGACTGCTACGTGCTCAGCCTTGTTCGCGGCTGTCCTGAAGCGGTAGGCGTCCACCTCCGGAATTACGACCTGGTCGAGCTGTCTGCGGAGCGCCTTTGCCGCGTCGCGGATACCCGCCGGGGAATCCACCGCGTTGGTGGCGTCGATGGTGAACGTGAAGGAGCGCTTCTGCGTGAGGGTCAGCTCCTCGGTGGTGTCCTCAAGCTCCTCCGGATTGCCATAGCGGTTGGAGCCTGTTGCCTTGTAGTCGTTCATCTCAGCGGTTCCCATGCTGTAGACCTTGACGGTCTGCGCGCCGGTGAATTCGTACTTTCCGCCCGCCATCGAAGTGGTGAGCGCTCCGAGCCTGAATACTTCGTCGACCTTATCTGAATACTTTGTTGCGAGATTTACTGCCATTAAAATTACCTCCTGTTAAACTCCCAGTCCGTCAAGGAATGGGTCCTTTGCGCCGGGGTCGCCCTTTTTCGGGGGAGCTCCGGCTAACTTCTTTGCTACCTCCGCGCTGACTGCGTCCGTGAAAGCCTTTGCGACTGCCGCCGCGCTGGTTTCGATACCGTCGGGGTCGGAGATGTCCACAGCCCCTACCAGAGCGGCGGGGACGTTCTTCTCCGCGAGGTACTCCTTTGCAAGGGCGGTGCGCTCCCGCTTCGTCAGAGCGGCTTCGCGGTCTGCGAGAGCCTTTTCCTGCTTCTCGCGCTCATGCTTTGATTTTTCGTCTGCTGTCATAGCGGCTACGCGCTCAGCCTCCGCCTTTTCGTCCGCAGCTTTCTTCTCCCAGCGCTTCTGGCGCTCCGCGATGATCTTGTTGAGCTCTGCCTGGGTGAACGTCTTTTCAGTGGGCTTTTCCGGTTTGTTTTCCGCCTCCGGCTCGGGTGTAGATGTGGTAGGATCACCTCCGGCGGTCTGAGCGCCGCCCTGCTCCTGTGTGGTCTGGGTTGTCTGTTCGTCTGCCATAGTTACCTCCGTTTAACGTCCGTATGACTGTATTCCGCGCGGGCTTTTAGTGTCGTCAGCGTGTTTCGGACAATAAAAAAGCGCCGTGCATTGCTGCATAGCGCTTAATTATTATGTTACTGTTTTAAAACAAGCACCTGTCGATAATCTCTTTACCTCTGAGCATATCTATCCATTCACCGGGTATACCGTCCGTACCATATACGATTCCGGCAAGTCCTCCGGTAACAGCTCCGACAGTATCGGTATCGTCACCGAGGTTCACAGCTTTTAGTACCGCGTCCTTGTAATTATCGGTCGTTGCAAGGCTCCACAGCGCAGCTCTGAAAGTATCGACTACATATCCGCTTGACTTTATTTCAAATTCGGTGAGTTCAGCCAGTGCGGCTGTTTCCTTGCCAAGGTCAGTAAGTACGTCTTTGAACGGCATACCGTTCAGCAAAGCCCTCGCCAGTTCCACATACTTGATACAAATGCTCTTTGACAAGGTATGTGCATGAGTTATCGCAGACACTTCACCGATAAGCTCGTCCTCTGCGTTTGTGAACGCAAGCGGCAGTATTCTCATAAGCGAGCCGTTGCCGTTTGAATACTCGCTGTCTTCGCCTTTGCCGCAGCGCAGCGCCCTGGCGGTTGTATTCCCCACGTCAAATACCACGTTATCAACTGTGTATTCTGCGTTATAGAGCCACTGACGGAATCTGTTCCGGATATCGTCGCAATCGACCCTGCCAAGCACCCTTATTGAATCGCAGGTTGCGAGCGTCATGCTTGTGTCGTCAGACCATGTACCGGCAGGCTGATTATGTGAACCGTATCCGGTCATTCCGGTCACATGAAAAGAGCCGCGCTTCATAAATTCCACCGGAACACCAAGCGCGTCGCCGACAGCCAGTCCGTAGACGGCTGATTTCAGTTTGTCGTTCATGATAGCACCTCTATTCTTTGGAGTAATTCGGGCAATTATCACCCTGCCATAACACCTCATTCGGCTTGGCATTAGGGTACTCATATATTTCGCAATTTCCGTATGCAGACCGGTCAAAACTTTCGCCGTTAATAGTGATAGGCCGAAGCCTGAAAATGCAGTCCCTGCACTGGATATTGCCGGAAGGAACCGTGGTACTCCACGGCTCTTTTTCCCATCTGGGGTTTCTGCTTTCAGCCATTCATACCACTCCCTTTCTTACGGCTGATTAACGACCTCAATATCAAAGAAAATATTGCTCCCTTGCTTATCGACCTTCGTAATGCGGAATTCAGTTCCTCGCTGAATTATCGTTTCAAATTCACCGCCGAAACTTGTTTGTCCGCTTAGTCCGTCCCAGTTCTGGCCGTGCCCTTGCCCAAAAGCTGAAAACGGCTCTGCATAAAGCATTTTAGTGCCTTTCGGAGCATAAATATTGAAAATATACCCCGAAAAGCCTGCGCCCTTTGCGCTGCCGCATGACACAAACGCTTCGTCCTTGACTACCTTGCCGACCAGCAGGTTATTCAAATCGCTTTGAGAAGCACCTGTCAGCACCGTTTCCGGAATTTGCAGGAACGAAGCAGCGCCAGATGATGTACCTATACCACGATTGAGCCAGATATCGAAGTTATACTGAGAACGGTCAATCAGGTCAGTGAGATGCTTTATCGCACTTTCGCTACCCTCGTTATCAAGACTGACATTTCCAACACCCTTAAAATTATGCCAGTTTCCATCGTATCCGCGAAGGGGACGATTAAAGCTTCCGGAACCTGATGTATACTTCCATGCCGCCTGACGTTCGTCGGAGCTTGCTGCCTGCCACACTGTGCCACTTTTCGGACGAAGCGCAGCGTCTGCTGAAGCCTTTTCGTTGCCCTTAAACCAATACGCCGCATTCTTCCTCGATTGAGAATATGCGTCCGGTGCAAACGAAGCCGAACTGCCGCTCTTTGAAGCGAGTTTCGTGAGCTGTGACTGCGCCTGATTCTTTGTTGCCTGCAAAGCGGCATATTTCTTGCCTTGGGTTTCAAAATCGTCCAGCTCATTCAGCAGCACCTGCCATTTTGCCTTGTCAGCGGGATTTGAAGCAAGCTGCTGATTGAAATAATCCTTCTTGGCTTGAATTGTGCTCTGCTTGGCGCTATAGTCGGCGGCTGTAACAGGATTCTTCCATATATTATTATACTGCTTCTGTGCGATTTTGTCAATATCTTGCTGGGCTCCGTTGATTATATCAAGCAGCTTCTGTTTCTTTTCAGCCTTGGTAACTGTCTTGGTTTTTGGCAGAACTACTTCATCGCTCTCGCCGCACACCTTGCAATTCCGTACTTTCAGCCCTTCTGAAACGGAAGTAGGCTTGGTGACTATCTTGTACTTACCGAATTTATGCCCTGTTGCGGGAATATCATCGGTGTATGTATCACCGCAGCGTGTGCAGCAGTATTCTGTAAAGCCCTTGTCAACGCAGGTCGGCTGAACTGTTTTGACTGCCTCATAATTATGACCGAGCGGCTGAGTTTCGGCGTCCTGATAACTGTCGCCGCATACGCTGCACTTGTGAAGCGTGTAACCTTTTTCGGTGCAGGTCGGCTGAATGATGGTATCGACATATCTGTGCCCGGTGGCAGGAACAGTTTCAACTTCGGTCTTGCCGCAAACAGCACATACCTTTTCACGTTTCCCATCTTCTGTACAGGTCGGGGGCGTTTCGCTCTTATCAATGAAGTAATGCCCGTTCGCACAAGGATCTTTGCGTTTTCCGATCTCCGGAGCAGGTCCTTTCATGTTTTCAGAGGTGGATTTATTGTCCACAAACTCCCTCCGCCACTCCTCATAGGACATATCCGCAGGCACCTTAACGGTATTCCCGTCCTTATCCTTAGCCCGGCGCTCCAGACCTGCAAGCTCCTCGTCACCGAAATCCGCGATGGTGGTCGAGCGGCAGAACGGGTGCATGGGCGGGTAGTTCGTGCCGGGCTTTTTCTTTGCGAGCTCGAACACCTTGCCGTCCAGAGCCGCGCAGCACTCGCAGGTGCGGCTGTCGAGGGTCGCTACGAACCTGTAACGCTCTATCCCGGCTTCGCCGTACGCCTTTGCCTGCGCGGCGTTCGCGACGTACGCGCTCTCAGTCCGGACGATTCTCCGGGCGCAGAACGCGTTAACTCCGAACTGCTCCTGAAATATCCGGGCGGTCTTTTCGTTGGAGCGCCCGGAAAGCATGCTGACGAGCAGCTCGTTTTTGAGCCTAGCCGTCATACCGCTTACGTCCTTCCAGATACGCTGTGAGTAATTTCCGCCGCTCCAGTTGGAACGCAGAATCCGGTCAACGTCCTGCCGGGGGAACTTTGAGAAGCTGAACCCCAGTCCCGTGCCTTTCTGAATGCTGAATATTTCGTGGTAGTAGCTGTCCTCCGCGACATTCCGCAGCGCTGACGTGATGTGCCGGTTCTCGGTCTTATACAGCTCCCGGCACTGGCGGTTGATATCCCTGTTCAGCTCCTCTATCCGGGTAATGCGGTAGCGGTACGCCCCGGCGCTGTTTATCGCGTTCAGCAGCGCTTCGCGTTTCTCCGGGTCGCCGACCTGCTGTGCCGCTTTCCGGAGCCTCTGGAGCGCCGAACCGTCCCCTCCGGCGGCGTTCAGTATCTTTTTCGCTTCCGCTTCGGAGATACCGAAAGACTGCATTCCGCGCATGACCTCCTTGACTTCCTTTTCGAGATACGCGGAGGTCTGCTTTATCGCCGCGTTCATCTCGGCGGCGGTTTCCTCGGCGGAACCCATTCGGTCGTACATGTCCTGAGCGGCGCGGCGCTCCCAGTAATCACGGCTGTTCATCGGTCATATCCGGCGGGAGGTTCGGGAAATCGTTCTGCTGCTCCCTGACCTTCTCGGCGGCTCCCTCGGGGTCGTCCACAAAGGGCAGAAGCCCGAGCAGTATTTCCCGCGGAACCATGTCACGCAGCTCGGAAACAAGCTGTGCGACCTCGGTTTCGTTGACCGGCAGCGCCCTGGTGAACTGTATCGAGATATCCCGGCTGCTGACAGCGGCTTTCCCGGTGGTGCTCAGCCAGTTGCAGAGAAGCCGCAGGCGCTCCTTCAAACCCTCCCGGAAGTAGCGCTCCTTGATTTTCGTTATCTGCTCAAACCCGAGGAGCTTATAGCGCATTGCAACGCCGGAAGCGTTCCCGCCGAAGCTCTCGTCGCTCATGCAGGGGACGTTCGCGAACTTGTGTATATCCTGCTCCAGCGACTTGCGGAGCACCTCCACGCTGTTCTCGTCGAACTGCCGCGTCAGCCATTCGGCGGAGCTGTCTGCGTCGAGCTCCAGCAGGCCGTTCTCCCGGAGCGCCTTGTAGCTTTCGGATTTCTCGTCGTTATCGTCGCCGAGGACTGAACCCTTGATAAGCAGTATCGCCTCGACGAACTGCTCCTTGTCGTTCACGCGGTCGCTCTGGAGGACGTTGTACGCGTCGATGAGCGACAGCACCGGCTCGAAATCGCTGCCGCAGGTGGAATTGTTGTATATCTCGATGAGCGGCACCCCGCCCATTCCGTGAGGTCTGCTCTCAGCCCCGCCCGTGACAGAAAAGCCCGTGTCGGTCGTGAAATGCATGACATTTTCAGTATCGCAGAGATACACGGAATACCCGGTGTCCCGGTTCGTAACGCTGTCGTGGAGCTTGTAATAATACACCCCCGCAACCGGCTTCTGCCGCACCGTGTCGTCGTAGATAACGAACGCCTGGCGCGGGTCCGGGGAATACAGCCGGGGCTGTCCGTCCTCGTCGGTGTAGATGAACTCGTACGCCGTGCCGAATATGCTAGCCTTCTGCGCGAGGTCTATGTCCTGAGTGTCGCTGTCAGCGGCTCTCAGAAGCTCCAGAAGCGGCTCTATGCCCTCGCCGGAATACTTCACCGGATTGCCCGCAAAGTAGCCTACACAAGTGTCTGAGATGTATTTCGCGTGATTGCACACTAGCTTGTTGTTCGCAAGGACTGAGCGCTTCTCACGGCTGCATATCGGGTGCAGTCCCTCATAGTAGCGCTCCAGCAGGTCGTATCTGGCGTGCATGTGCAGGGTATGATCCTTGATGAACTTGCAGGCGGCCTCCGGCGTGACCGGAGTTTCCCGCGATATCGTGAAGGGCTTTATCATCAGTAAATGCCCATCTCCTTTCTGTTGAGTATTCTGGCGTGTTTCGTATCGCTTTCCAGCGCGTACCGCATGGCGTCCATGAGGTGGTTGAAATCGTCGATGGGCTTGTTTATTGTGCGTCCGAACCTATCCTTTGCCCAGGTGTAGTTATAGATCTCCACAAGGAAGTTCTTGCAGCGCGGGTGAACGATCAGCTCGTAATCCTGTATGCGGTCGATGCCGTTAAGGATAGAGTCCTTGCCTTTCTGAGCGGCGCGGACTCTCCGCAGACCCAGCGTGCGCAGGCGGTCGATGGACTTAGGCTCCGCGCTGTCGGCGGTAATGACCTCCTTTGCGTAGCCCATCTCTGTTATGCGCTCTGCAATGCGCTCGTTGCTCATTCCGCGCTCGTACATCTCGTCGAACACCCATATTTTCTTTGACTTCTCGTCAACCATACCAGCCCAGAACGCCGTCGGGTCGTTGGTGTAGCCGAAGTCCAGGCCGAAGAAGCTGCGCGCCGTGCCCGGCAGGTCGGAAAGCTCGAACTCGGCTTCCCGGAAATTCTCATACACCAGACCGTCCACCATGCCCCAGTTCCCTAGCCCTGCGACCTGGTAGCGCCGGGGATTATCGCGCTTCATGCGCTCGAAAACACGCAGGTCTGCGTCGTCCAGGAACTCGTTACAGAGGTAGTTCGTGGTCTTTGCCAGGACGTCGCTGTCGGGAGCGTCGAAGAAACGCTTCTTGAGCCAGTGGTGCTCATTCCAGGGGTTGAACGTCAGCGTTATCTGCTTGAACAGCCCGTCCGGCACCTGCCCGCGGATACTCTCGTCGAGGGTGTCAAAGCTCTCCTCGCTGTCGATCTCGTAGGCTTCCTCTATCCACAGCCAGCAGAGGACTCCGACGTCAACGGTGATGGAGGTGACTTTCAGCGGATCGTCCAGACCCCGGAAGTAAATCTTCTGCCCGGTCGGGAGGTAGGTCATTTCCAGGGGACTGAGATTTATCTGCCAGTACTGCTGGACGCCGAGCCTTGCTATCGCCCATTTCAGCTCCGTGAAGCAGGAATTACGCAGCGTGTTGTAAGTCGCGCGGACTACCAGCAGGTTCGCCGCCGGGTGCTTCATGAGATTTACGATGAACCACAGCGCGGAGGTCTTGCTCTTCTTGCTCGCACGGGAGCCTTTGCATACGCGGTATCTCCCCCGGAACCGCCAGAATTCGCCGTAGCCGTCGCCGACAAGCTCCGGGAGGTATATCTGCTTCGCATTAGTCTGCAATTTTATCATCGCCTGCTATCACCACCGGGATATTCCCCTCGACGTTCAACTTGTCGGTGAACAGCCCGAACCGCTTGCCGAGAAGCTCGGCGGCTTTCAGGCGCTCGCGCTCATCCGGGGGCTTCGTGATCGTCCGGGCTTCGGAGCAGCCGTCGCCTACGCTCTCGACGACTACGACGGAAGCCTCGCTCTCGCCGCGCAGCACCGCCGTGAGGTACTCCATGACCTCGGCGGCGTCGGCGGTGCGCTCGTTGTGTAGCTGCTCTAGGCGCTCGTCAAGGTAGGCTCGAATGCTAACATTTCCTAACAAACGCGCCGAAGCTGCTCCGGCTGCTTTGTCTGATTTCACATTCGGATATGCGGCTTTATACGCGCGGGTCCCGTTCAGATCTATCAGATATTCGTCGCAGAAACGCTTCTGCTTTTCGGTCATGGTGGTTCCTCCTTTCGGCATAGAAAAAGCGCCCCGGTTCGGAACGCTTTTCAGTATTTCATGCTACCATTATAGCACAGGCAAAACGGACAAAACGGACAACTTTACAGCTTCCCCATGAATCTGCTGTAAATCTTTCGAACTCCGTCCGGCGAATTATTCCCGCCGACCTCATAGGCGACGCGTGTCCAGCCAAACAGGCTCACGCAGCGGTAGTAGACTATCTGCCGGGTCAGGCTGTCGGGAATATCGTAGATGAACGCAACAGCTTCGTCGCGGCGCTGCTGAATCTCCTCGCACTTGAGTTCTATGCGGCGCTCAAGGTCTACGCGCCTTTCGGCAAGCTCCCCGACCTTGTCGGACGTTCCGGAGCTGCTCCCGGCGCTCGGCTGCGGCGAACATACCAGCGAACGGCAGCGGAGCCGTTCAAGCTCCTGCTCCCACATACGCAGCTCCCGGTGGAGGTAGTATATCTGCTCCAGTTCTTCACGGGTCATTGGTATCAGCCCTCCTGTTCCACGCGTTCACCGCTTCTTCTATGGTGTTGCCCCGCACAATTTTGTGACACATATGGCAGCGTATAAACCACTTGCCGTTCTCGTCTTTTTCAACTTCGGGGCAGTAATGCCTGTCCCCACACGAACAATGTTTAAGGTTTTCAACCTCATTCTCGTCCATCTTAGCGCCGCAGTTGCCGCAGTAATCTGTTGTCTGGGCATATTCACCTTCCTCGCGGTCATAAGAAAACCCACAATTAGAGCAGCACGGGTCTTGCGTATGGTAGCCTTTCCAGTACGCATGCACCACCGGCGCGACATCGGCGGTGGGAAAATTGCCTAGTATATACAATGCGAAGTCGCCTATCGCACCGCTTGACTTCAGCTTATTGGTTAGAGCAGATTTGTCTATGTATTCACTCATTCTTCTGTATCCTCATCAACGTAGTTCTCGCTGAAACACTCCCGGAACATATCAGCCGACAGCTTGTACGTTTTCTGGTGCCGTTCCTTGCTGTCTGCATACTTTCCAGAACTGTTCGCGAGCCGCGTTATCTTTCCTCTGCATGTTTCAGCGGTGCACTCGCCGTTGTATTCGGCAATGCAGCCGCTGCATTCTTCGGTGTGTTTGCTCATTCCCGCTCACCTCCATTGCGTTTCAAAGCTTTGCGAGCAGTTGCAGACACAGTGTCATCCATAACGCTGCCAAGATATTTGTCGCACCGTCTGCAATAGGCTTTACCGGGGCAAGCTCTGCTCTTGTAATTCAGCCCCTCGTACAGAGTGTCGTTATCCGCTTCCGCACCGTCGAAACACGCGTTATAACGTAACACGCCATAGACGTATTCTTTGGTGTAGTATTCCGAGAAGCCGCAAAACGGGCACTCGGTTAAGTCAGAAAACTTCATTTCCCCATCGCCTCCACATAGCACCACGACTGCGGCGGTCGTTTCAGCGGTCTAAAAGGATAGCTGCTGTTTGTGCAATCCATATCACGCTCATGCTGATTAACCATGTCACACTTCCAGAACTCGCAATTGGGGCAATCTTCGTCACAAAGGGTGCCAAACTCGCTAAGCGCTTTCGGCTTGTTGTAGATTTTCAGTTCCGAAATGTGCCAGCCATATAATTTCCCATATCCCCACCTGCGAAAGGCATAGTCGTTAAGCTCTTCAGCGGATAAGCAACTGCTTGCCAATATATAATCCCCATACGGCTTGTTGATAGGGTCGATACTACTTAGGGGATAATACGTGCAGATTTCGTCGCAGATAAATTCGCCGATGACTTTCTGTTCGTTGCCGTTTGAATACGGCGATAATGTTTTAATGAATACCGGCTTTCCGTGATAGATTGTGCCGTAATTATCATCGCCGTCTTTCATTACATCAAGCAATTTATCTTTGGATTTGATTTGATATATGTAGCACTTGAATGGTGCTTCAATCTTCGGTCTGGTCTTGCGCACCTCGACCGTTTTCTTACCGTTCGCGATAAGAGCACACCATTTCGGCTGCACGCTAAGCAGCACTGCTTTTTTATTCATCGCGGTTCACCTCTTTTTGTTTCCCTTGTGCTTCTGCTTCCTGCTCCGGCTCTTCTTAGCCGCGAACCTCTTGAAATCGCTTTCAGCGCGTGCACGTTCCTCGCTGCGCTCAATCCAGCGCATGGTTTCGGCGATTTCTGTGTATACGCCTATGAATGCACTAATCACTTTTGCTCACCTCCATTGCTTTCTCGGCTTCCGCACGATTTAAGAACCATGATTTCCCGATGTAACCAACAGGGAACTCTCCGTCCTTGATATATACCATGCCATCGCTACGCTTCAGGCATATATCTTCGCAGACGTAAGCTCCGTGCTCGCCCGGCTCCGCCGGAATCACGCAAAACAATCTGGTTCCCTTGCGAACTATGGACTTATCATAATGACTTCCGCCTCGCATTGCGTTTTGTTCACGTCTCTTTCGATTGTACTTTTCCCGGCAGTACCTGCAGGTGGTTTTGCCATCGTCAGCCGGTCTTTTTCCGCATTGCGTGCAGAGGTTCGCTTCTTTACGGCGCACATACATCCGCTTGTTTGCTTCGGCAGTTCGCCGACTGATGTCGCCGAGCTGTTCAGCGTTCATCCTGCTCTTTCTGTCAGCTGCATATTCCCTCATCTTCAGCCTGCATTCCAGGCAGGTCTGATACCCTTTTTGTATTGCCGTTTTGTGGCATACGGGGCAGATCCCGATACTCTTGTACCACTGATACTCTTCTTTACGGCTCATCACCGCTCACCTCCAGTAGTTCCGGCGTGTCGTGAATGTTGCCGACGACCTCGAATTCGAATTTAGCGCATATCGCATAATGCAGGTCATGTTTCGTCTTGCAAACAAATCGTGGCTCTTCTTCTAACCAGTATGTTACGCAGCCTGTAAATGAACCCGAATGTGCTTTCACATGCACGATATCCCCCTCGAAAATCTTCACGCCGTTCTTGTCCGTCAGCCCGGTGAACCGACCGAGAGTATCCGGAATTACTGTATGAGAACAATTCTCAATGTTGCTTTCAGAATCGTAATATCTTATCTGGTGTTCACCGCCGTGTGTGATATACGGGAATCCCTTTACCCACTCGCCGTTGTCAGTCCGCTTCCCACGGAAAAGTATCTCACGCGTCATATCACTTTACCTCCGTGCTTATGCGGCCTGGTCTTGTTGAACTCATGCTTTTCAGCAATCATCGCGCCGATATCAATGCCGTACTTTCCGCACATATCCAGTATGCGGATAATCACGTCAGCCAGCTCGGAGGGAATACCCTCCGGCTTGCCGCCCTCGCTATAATAGGTTTCGTCCGGCTGGTGTCCCTTACGGTATTCCTCCAGTGCTTCCGAAAGTTCCGAGTGGCAGAGCGCTATCAGTTCAGCGAAGCTGCGCTCCTCGTCCCACCAGCCGTGATTTACTGCGTTCTCGTGGACTTCTTTTGCGAACATATTCATGTATAGCCTTAAGTTATCATTATTTACCATTGATATCCTCCAATCTCACAAGAATGCGGGGTTCGCAGCCGTAAAACTTCCGGACGACCGCCTCGCACACGCACTTATCATCGTCGTAAGCCACGCCGTTCAGCGCGTCGCAGACGAGCTTTCCTATGTTGTCCCAGTCTGGTTTCTTGGTCGGACGAATCTTCCCGCTGAGCATATCAGACCGGCGATACTTCGGAGTGCTTTTCGGAATGCCCATCACTGCGATTATCGTGATTCTGATTTCCGAATCCTCCGGGAACTTATGTCCTCCCGCTTTGCGGTACGCCCACTGAATAAGCTGTTCATGCAGCTTCGTTTCCCTGGGCGTGTATGTAGTGCCGGAGACCCGGCTGTGCCTGGGTCTCTGTTTCCCGAACGGCTCGCCCGGAACCGTGAATTCAATCTGCATTCTGTCCCTCCTCCGAATACTGCTTTCTGAGTTCTTCCATCACGTCTGCCGGATCTATGC